GTAATATGATTGTAGCCTTAGAGAGAAACACCCAAGCTGAAGATGAACTAGAACGTAACACCACCAAGGTACGAGTAATCAAGAATAGATTTACTGGTGAGACAGGTGTATGTGATAGCCTGACCTACAGTAAACGTAGTGGTAGACTACATAGTTACGAGGGATAGATACAATGAGAGTAGTATTTGATATTGAGACTGATAGTCTAGATGCTACCGTCATTCACGTAGTAGTAGCAAAAGAATTAGGGAAGAAAGGTAACTACATTATACGCAGCCCAAAAGCATTTGCTAAGTTTGCTAAGGATGTTACACAATGGATTGCTCACAACGGTATAGGTTTTGACATACCAGTGATTGAGAAGTTATGGGGTTACAAGATACCATTAGATAAGACACTGGATACCCTAGTACTATCTCGTTTGTTTGATCCTACCCGCAGGGGTGGACATTCTCTGAAGGTATGGGGTGAGAGACTAGGAGATTTTAAGACTGAATTCTCAGGGTTCTCTGAGTACACTGAAGAGATGAAAGAGTACTGCAAACAGGATGTTCATGTCACTGAGTTACTATACAATGAGTTGATGAAAGAGGGTGAAGATTTTAGCCAAGCATCTATCAACTTAGAACACATGGTACATGCCATAATGTGTGAACAAGAACGTAATGGATTTGCACTTGACATTGATTTAGCTCAAGAAATTTACACTGTTTGTCTAAAAGAAAACAATCGTATTGAATCTGAGATAAAGAAATACATGGTTCCTATAGCTGTTAAAGTTAAGGATGTAGAAGTTAAGTACAAGAAAGATGGCAGCATATTTTCTTACCAACTCCTAGATAATCAGGAGGTATGGGGTGACTACTCAAAGATACTCTGGGAAGAATTTAATCTGGCTTCACCATCACAAATTAACAAGAGACTAGATAGACTAGGGTGGAAGCCAACAGTTAAAACCAAGTCAGGAGAGAGCTATAAAATTTGCCCAGAAAATTTAGCTACCATACCTGATGATGCACCTCAGGCAGTGAAAGGATTGAAGGCATGGAAGGTATTAGAGACACGTTGGAAGATAGCTCAGGAGTGGCTAGAGAAAGCACAAGGGGATGGCAGGGTACATGGTACAGTCATAACAACTGGTGCTGTAACCCATAGAGCTGCACATCGAGGTCCTAACATGGCTAACATACCCTCAGTACCTCACGGTAAGACAGGTATACTTTGGAAGATGGATGGTATGTACGCAGCTGAATGCAGACAAGTCTTTAAAGTACCTGAAGGTAAGAAGCTAGTAGGTACTGATGCAGCAGGGATACAGCTCAGGGTACTAGCTCACTACATGAATGATCCAGTGTATACAGAACAGGTCATAGATGGTGACATACATACCTTCAACAAGAATGCTTTAGGTAGGTTCTGTAAGGATAGGCCAACAGCCAAGACATTTATCTATGCCTTCTTACTAGGGGCAGGGGTTGGTAAGATTGCTGAGATACTAGGGTGTAATGGAGGGCAAGCTAACAAGGCTATGCAGAACTTCTATGAGACACTACCAACACTCAAGAGATTAAAGAGTGAAGCATCTAGAGCTGCAAGTATGGGATGGATGAAAGGATTAGATGGCAGGATCTTACGTATAGGCAGTGATCACCTAGCCTTGTCTGTTTACCTACAAGGTGGTGAGACAGTGATCATGAGACTAGCCAATGTATTCTGGCAACGTAAAGCTAAAGAAGAACGTATCAACTTTAAGCAATGTGCATGGGTACATGATGAATGGCAAACAGAAGTTGATGCTGAACAAGCTGAGAGATTAGGGGAGATACAAGTACAATCTATTATAGATGCTGGTAAATTCTTTAAGCTAAACTGTCCAATGGATGGTGAAGCAAAAATAGGAAACAATTGGTTAGAAACCCATTGACACTTCCTAAAGAGTATAGTATTATATTTAAACAAACTAACGCCACAAGGAGTAAATCATGGCCAAAGATAAGAAAATAGTTTTAAAAGATGTTGAAGTATGTTGGGCAAAGTTACAAGAACCAGCAGCTAAATACATGTCAGAAGACTTAGCATACACTGTAGCTATCAAGATGAATGATCAGCTAGAGAAATTAATGACTGACTATAAGTTAAATAAGAAAGTCAAAGAGGGTAAAGACACTACCTTTGATGGTGCAAGGTTCATTCAGATAGGTCTAGATGAAAAGACTAGAGGTGGTTGGACACGTTACGGTGAAGTATATGATGCTGAGGGTAACCCATCTGAGGCATTACTTGGTAACGGTTCTAAGGTTAACATGTTCGTATCTATTGGTGATAGCCAGTACGGTAACATCATTAAACTAGGTCACCTGTCAACTATGAACCAAGATACTAAAGAAATGTTCTTTGACTTCTGTCAGATAACAGATCTTGTAGAGTACAACAAGACGAGTGCAGTCATTACCTCTAGAGAAACTATAGCTGCAGCTGAGACAGCACCTGCTGAAGAAGTAACTATAGCCTTTTAAAGATAGGAAACTATAATGAATAAGAGTATCGATACCTTAATTACTGATGTCTATGACGTTCTTGTAAAAGGGTACAACCAGACAGAAGATAATGATAAAGTTATCGATACCTTTGGTGACAACCTAAAAGATTTGCTACGGTCTAGGTTGTCCCCTCGTCGAAAGGGAGGTCCTGTCCTCCGTCTATCCGCAATTGGTAAACCCTCCCGACAATTGTGGTATGACTCTAAGGGCTACACTAAACAGGAACTAACAGGAGATCAGTTACTGAAGTTCCTATATGGAGATATTATTGAAGAAATACTTTTAACATTAGCTAAACTTTCTGGTCACAGTGTGACAAATGAGCAACACTCAGTGAAGGTAGCAGGTATTAAAGGGCATATGGACGCAGTAATTGATGGGCATGTTGTTGATGTTAAGTCTGCTTCACCGTTTGCCTACAAGAAGTTCTCTAAAGGTAGCCTCCCTTTCGATGATCCTTTTGGATACCTTCAACAGATAGCAGCATACAGTGAAGGTGTACCAGACAACAAAGGTGTAGCCTTCTGGGCTATGAATAAAGTAGATGGATCTCTTACCCTGTATCAACCATCAGAAGATGTACTACCTGATACACAAGAGAGAGTTGATGAACTACATAAGGTATTAGCTCAAGATGAACCACCTGTTAGATGTTATGATGATGTACTAGACGGTAAGACAGGCAACCGTAAGTTAGATATGGGTTGTGTTTTCTGTGACTTCAAGAAGGTTTGTTGGGCTGATGCTAATGGTGGTGAAGGATTAAAAGCTTACAAGTATGCAGCTATTCCTTTCCCTATCTACCTAACTGAGACAGTAAAAGAACCTAGAGTAGACGAGATAGAAATTGCCTAAGAAATTAACTACTAGACAAAGAGCAATCAAAGCAGGGTATAGATCAGGACTAGAAGAGCAAACAGCTAAAGCCCTGAAGAAAAAGAAAATCAAATTCAGTTATGAGTTACTCAAGATTAAGTGGGAAGACTTTAAGATAAGAACCTACACACCTGACTTTCAATTACCTAACGGAATAATAATTGAAACCAAAGGTAGGTTCACAGCTGCAGATAGACGCAAGCATCTAGAAATACAGAGACAGTACTTTAGTGGGTACGATATCAGATTTGTATTCAGTAACAGCAGGGCTAAATTATACAAGGGTGCTAAGAGTTCTTATGGTGATTGGTGTAAGAAGAATAACTTTCTATATGCAGATAAAGAAATACCTCAGGAGTGGATAGATGAATAGTAGTTTAGCTAACAAACTAATAGATAGGTTTAGCATAGAAGAGATAGCTGAGGCTGTAGGTATCACACCTCATATGTTTGTCCAAGCATTTGCTGATGATATAGTAGACAATCTAGATTCTTTCGGGGAGATAGACTTAGGATTTTTAGTAGAGAAAGAAGAAGAATGACAATAGGATTTAGAGATTACCAACAGAAAGCAGTTAGCTTTGCAATCTATCCAGCTACACACAAGGTACTATACCCTACCTTAGGTCTATGTGGTGAGACAGGTGAGGTAGCTGAGAAAGTTAAGAAGCAAGTAAGAGATGGTGTGTTTAACAGGCATGAAGTAGCTAAGGAACTAGGAGATGTGTTGTGGTACTTAGCTAATCTAGCCAGTGATATTGGCTATAATTTAGATGAGATAGCTGACATAAATATTGAGAAGCTTTCAAGTCGTAAGAACAGAAACAAGATACAAGGATCAGGAGATAACAGATGACTACTATTAGTATACAAGGTAAAGAACATGAAATGGATAGTTTTACAGACGATCAAAAGAAAATGATTGATGAACTACTGTTTTTAAAGAATGAGATGAACAGAATTAGCTATACTTTAAATACTTTAAATGACAAGTATCAAACACAAGAGGTATCTTTTTTGTCTACTCTCGATAAGGAAGAAAAAGAAAAAGAAAAAGAAGAAGAAGAATGAAGATATTAAAAGCAATAGGTAGATGGTGGTATAGATTTATTAACTACATGATTACTTGGCAGCTACATAGGGATGCAGTTAAACATCTAAACAAGTTAACAGACAGAGAACTAAAAGACATAGGTCTTACAAGGGGTGAGATAGATCGAATGATTTGGTTTAAAGAAGACAAACAGGATAGAGGGACTAAAGAATGAGCAACAACTACCTACCAACTGACTACCAATCTTTTATACATAAGTCACGGTATGCTAAGTACATAGAAGGTAAAGGCCGTGAGTCTTGGAGTGAGACTATAGATAGGTACATGAAAAATGTTGTAGGTACTTTAGTTGATACTGTAACTAAGAAAGAACTAGAGAAGACTATCCTAGACTTAGGTGTGATGCCAAGTATGAGATCCCTCATGACTGCAGGTAAGGCTGCTGATCGTGACAATGTTTGTATGTATAATTGTAGCTACTTAGCTGTTGATGATGTCAAAGCATTTGATGAAGCTATGTTTATATTGTTATGTGGTACTGGTGTAGGGTTCTCAGTTGAACGTCAGTCAGTACAAAAGCTACCTGAAGTACCTAAGTTGTATGAGAGTGAAACAAACATAGTAGTTAAAGACAGTAAAGAAGGTTGGGCTAAGTCTCTTCGACAGTTGATTGCTTTACTCTATAGTGGAGAGATACCAACATGGGATGTATCTAAGGTACGCCCAGCAGGTGCTCCACTCAAGACATTTGGTGGTAGAGCATCAGGTCCTGCTCCGTTAGTAGATCTGTTTAACTTTACAATTGAGACATTTATTGGAGCACAAGGACGTAACCTATCGTCTATTGAGTGTCACGATATTATGTGTAAGATAGGTGAAGTAGTTGTTGTTGGTGGTGTACGTAGGTCAGCTATGATCTCATTATCTAACCTATCAGATGATCGTATGAGACATGCTAAGTCAGGTTCATGGTGGGAAAGTAATCCACAAAGAGCATTAGCTAACAACTCTGTTTCCTATACTGAGAAACCAGATAGCTTATCCTTTATGAGAGAGTGGATGTCTCTTGTTGAATCAGGTTCAGGTGAACGAGGTATCTTTAATCGTCAGGCATCTAAGGTACAGGCTTTAAAGAATGGTAGACGTGACACTAACTATGAGTTCGGGACCAACCCTTGCAGTGAGATAATTTTAAGGCCGTCTCAGTTCTGTAACTTAACTGAAGTTGTAGTAAGAGCAACAGATAATATAGATACCTTGTCTGAGAAAGTTAGGTTAGCTACTATCTTAGGTACTATTCAATCTACGTACACTAAGTTCCCTTACCTTCGTAAAGTCTGGAAAGATAATACAGAACAAGAGAGACTGTTAGGTGTCTCACTAACTGGTGTTATGGATAATCCGTTGATGACCTTAAAGAACAAAGGATTAGAGAAGACACTTGCTCACCTAAAGAAAGTTGCTGTAGATACAAATGCTGAGTGGGCTGATCGTTTAGGTATACCAGTATCTACTGCTATAACTTGTAATAAACCTAGTGGTACTGTGTCACAGCTTGTTGACAGTTCATCAGGAATACATGCTAGACATTCCAAGTACTACATCAGGACTGTACGAGGTGACAACAAAGATCCATTGACACAGTTCATGATTGATCAGGGTATACCTAACGAACCTGAAGCATTTAAACCTGAGCAAACTACAGTGTTTAGTTTTCCTATGAAGGCTCCTACAAATGCTGTAGTTACTGCTGACATGACTGCCATAGAACAACTAGAGATGTGGTTAGCTTATCAACGTCACTGGTGTGAACACAAACCGTCTGTGACTATTAATGTTAAAGGAGATGAATGGTTTGAAGTTGGTGCATTTGTTTACAAATACTTTGATGAAATGTCAGGTGTATCTTTCTTACCTTACAGTGAACACACGTACCAACAAGCACCTTATCAAGATTGTGACAAGACATATTACCTAAGGATGTTAGGACAGATGCCTAACAGAATTGATTGGTCTAAAGTCTCTGAGTATGAGAGTGAAGACAACACAACAGGCAGCCAAACCCTAGCCTGTAGTGGAGACAGTTGTGAGATAGTGGACTTAGTATAATGTTGACTTCAATAGGAATATATATAGCAGTGATACTAGCTCTTGGTTTAGTCCAAGGGTTAGTGTAGTAGAAAGGTAACAATGTATACTATAATAACTAAAGACGACTGCCCCTTCTGTGGTTCAGCAAAGGCTCTACTTGATAAGGTTAATCAAGGTTACACAGAGTACAATGTGCAAACCCAGAGTTCTAAGTGGATACTGACGTTACTAAAGAAAGCAAATGTTAAAACTGTACCACAAATATTCTCATCAGATGGTTCACTGATTGGTGGGTATGCAGAGTTAAGAGTATTCCTAGATCCAGAAACTACAGAAGGAAGAATATAATGGTTATGGTTAAGAGGCCTTTCAGCAAGGCTTTGTATGATGCTTACGATGGCAAGGCTAAGGATAGATTAGCTGCTTACCTTGAGAGTGTAGGACATACAATCGTCAGCACAAAGGAAGACTACAATGTAGATGTTGTTTCTCAGAAAGGTGACTACACATACTTCAATGAGGCTGAAGTTAAGACAGGATGGAAAGGTGATTGG